AATATAATGAAGGGATTATTGCGTCGTCTGCTTGTTTGGGCGGTATTTACGCTGGTGATTATTGGGATAACTTGGACAGTGGACCTGATTCTATACTAGATGCCATGCGCGAGACTACTAGCCGCATGCGGGCTATCTTAGGAGACCGCTGGTACGGAGAGTTACAGTGGAATAACGTCCAGGCTCAGCATGAATTGAATCAATATGTTATTCAAATGCATCAGGAAACTGGTTTGGAGCTTATTTCTACGGCGGATAGCCACTATCCGAGTCCAGAGGCGATGAAGGATCGCGAACTATACAAACGCCTAGGGTTTCTTAACCGTCCGAAGAAGCCAGAATGGCTCACGTCAGAGCTGCCGATTGATGCTGATGAACTTGGGATGGATCTTTACCCAAAGAACGGTGATCAGATGTGGGAGTCATATCAGAAGTATTCTGCAGAATGTAGCGTCGACTATGATGATGACTTAATTTATGATTCACTAGTAAAGACCCACTATATTGCAAATGAGCGCATCGAAGACTTTATGCCTGATGATACCGTACGACTACCAAATTTTGTTGTACCGGAAGGTGTAACTGCAGATGAGGCCCTTCTTAAAGTATCAGTCGCAGCATTGCGCACCTTAAATTTGGATGACAACGAAGAGTATGCACAACGCCTTCGTCATGAGTTAAATGTCATTGTCGACCGCGGCTTCTCAAAGTACTTTTTAACAATGAAAGCAATCTCCGATAAGGCAAACGAGAATATGCTTTCAGGCCCGGGGCGCGGCTCGGCTGCCGGCTCTCTTGTAGCTTACGTTCTGGGGATCACACAAATCGACCCTATTAAATATGGCTTGTTATTCAGCCGCTTTTTGCGTTCTGATGCAACTGATTATCCAGACATTGATTATGACGTCAGTGATGCGTTTGGCCTGAAAGAGATTTTGGCTAAGGAGTGGGGCGAGACGAATGTTGTACCAATCTCAAACTACAACACTCTCCAACTCAAGTCTTTAATTAAAGACATTTCAAAATTTTATGAAATAGATTTTCCTGAAGTTAATCGGGTTACTGGTCGCATGGTTAAGGAAGCGACTCCAAAAGCAAAAGCTGCGAAAGGAATTAAAGCAGGACTTTACATCCCAGACTTTGAAGAGCTTATGCAATACTCTGATTCCTTACAGACTTTCTTGGCAAAGTATCCGCATATTAAAACTCACATTGAAGCCTTGCACGGACAAGTTCGCTCTGTCAGTCGGCATGCTGGCGGCGTTGTGATTGGAGAGGATTTGGACAAGCACATGCCTCTAATTAATAGAGGTGGCGTCGTCCAGACACCATGGGCAGAAGGACAGAATGTTAGACATTTAGAGCCCATGGGTTTCATTAAGTTTGATCTCCTTGGCCTATCAACTCTGGAAATGATTCAATCTTGTATCGGCCACATCCTCCAACGCCACGAAGGAATTGAAAGTCCAACTTATCAGGACATCAAAGAATACTACAATACGTATATTCACCCAGACAAAATTGACTTAGATGATCAGAAAGTATACAAGAACATATTCCAGAAAGGCAAATTTGTTGGCATCTTCCAGTTTACAAATGAGGGCGCCCAGCGCTTTTGTAAGTCTGCGAAACCTGCTAGTATCATTGACATTTCTGCTATTACATCGATTTATCGTCCGGGCCCCTTGGGCGCACATGTTGACAAGTCTTATGTAAAAGCAAAGCGGAATCCTTCCGAGGTTCAATATGTAAACGATCTCGTAAAAGAAGTTACAGAAGAGACAGCTGGTTTCTTGATTTTCCAGGAACAGATTGCATTATTGGCTCACAAACTTGGTAAAGACTTTTCCTTAGATGAAGGCAATAAGCTTCGTAAACTTTTAACTAAGAAGGGGACTGGCTCTGTTCTAAAAGAAAAGAACAAACTTGAGAAGAAGTTTTTGGATGGATGTTTGGAGAAGAACATTGATTTAACTACAGCTAGCAAACTCTGGCGAAACTTTGAGTATTTCTCTGGCTATGGTTTTAACAAGTCTCACGCAGTTTCATATTCAGTATTGTCATATCAGTGCGCCTGGCTTCTTAATTATTATCCTGAATGTTGGGTTGCTGCTTTCCTAGACAAAGAACCGGAAGCTCGTAAAGAAAAAGCAATTGCCTTAGCACAACAATATGGATTTAACGTAACAGATATCAACATTAATACTTCTGCGGGAATTAATTGGGAAATTAGCGAAGATGGCAAAACATTAATTCAGCCACTGAGTTCTATCAAGGGCCTAGGCGTCGCTGCCATCAAACAAATTGTAGATAATCGTCCATTTGAAAATGCAGAAGATTTGCTCTTTAAAGAAGGGGTGACATACTCTAAATTAAACAAGAAGGCATTAGACGTGTTATGCCGTTCTGGTGCTTTGGACAATGTGATAGATGATACATTTACTGGCATGAAGCATTTTTGGATGTCATGTATCCAAAATCGTCCGAAAAACAAGAAGAAGATGTTGGAGAACATTCAAGAGTTTCATGACGAGGGCGAATTCTCGCGAGAGGAAAAGATTAATAATATATCAGATTTGACGGGAATTTTTCCTTTTGATATTGTTCTTTCGAAAGATGTCAGGGCTGCGATACAGCGTTATGAAGTCCCAGCGCTCGGCGATTGGGATCCTGAGCTTGGAGCAGCTTGGTTTGTCCCCCGCGAAAAGATAGCCAAGAAGACAAAGAATGGAAAGCCATATTGGATTTTAAAAGTTATTGATAATACTTCAACGGTGAATACTATTAGATTTTGGGGGGTTGACCCAAGGAGAGACTTGCTTAACCTTAATCGTCCTTATGGAGCACAATTGAGCTATAGCGAAGATTGGGGATTTAGCCTGAGGTTAAATAAAAATAGATTAATATTATTAGGTTGACAAACTAAAAGGAGTTTGATATTATGAGTGGAGCAAAAAGAAAAATACAACGTGCTAAAAAGAAAAGAGCACAAAAAGAATTACAAGAAAAGATGAATATGTTTGACAAGCTTGGCGATGTTTGTATGACTTGCGATAAACCTTTTGATAAGAAAGATAGAGAGCAAGTACAAAGCTGGAACGTTGTAGTTCGTAAGAAAGAGAATAAAGTTAATTTGTATTGTCCTGAATGCTGGACAAAAGCAAAAGATATCATTGAAGAATTCACAAGGAGACAAAATGATAATTGAATTTTCAAAAGAGCACGAGGGGTTGTTATCCCCCACCCGTGCAAACCACTCCGATGCTGGGCTGGATGTGTATGCAGACCTGTTAGAGCCGGTTGTTATAGAACCCGGTGATAACAAAATGATTCCTACCGGTTTACACTTTGGTGTTCCTCACGGATATATGTTGCAGGTTTGTAACCGTTCGAGCATGGGGGTTAAACGCTCTTTAGTTGTGGGCGCCCACATTATCGATAGTGGATATGATGGCGAGGTATTTATTGATCTTCATAACATTGGCACAAAACCACAAACTTTAAACCATGAAGATAAAATTGCCCAGCTTATCTTGGTGCCCGTTGTTCACTTCCGAGCAAGAGAAACATCACGCTCTGAACTGTACAGGGACCAGGGGCTTACCATAAGTAACAGAGGCCATGGCGCCCTGGGTAGTTCAGACAAAAGCACTTCTCATCCTCTGAATGGTCATCCGGCCGGAGGATTTTAATGAAGATCAACAAAGAAGCGTGGCGCAAAATGATGACGAGTACTAGCTTGGCCGACCTCCACGAGAGAGACCTTAGAGACTTGCCTTCCAATGAAGATTTAAAGGCATTAGCTTGCCGCGAAGCTAATTTAGTCGATCATCCAAAACACTATAACATAGGAAAATATGAGGCGATCGACGTAATTGAAGATTGGGAATTAGACTTTCATTGTGGAAACGCAGTTAAATATATCGCGCGCCATGGCCACAAAGAGAAACCTAGGCAGGACATAGAGAAAGCAATTTGGTACTTACAGAGATATCTGGAGACCTTAAATGAAGACACTTGATCTGCATAATGTCAGGCACAGCAAAGTAGAAGAAAAGCTAATAAAATTTATAAACTACAGACTTCCCTTGGAAGTACCTTTCAGAATTATAACCGGCAAATCGAGTTATATGCACACTTTGGTGGCAAATTTGTTAGCAAAAAATGAACTTTATTGGAAGTACGAAAGTTACACCAATGCCGGATCATTGATTATTATGGACGAGCCCACGCCAGGATATAGATAATGAAAGAGTGGTTTACTGGCTCCGGCGATCCGATATCTTTTGAAGAAATAACAAATATTGTCATAGATCACTCAAGTGAGGGGGGTACTGTATATATCGGATCCGATAGCATGGTGCAAAAACAAAAGTGTATTTTTTGTACTGCAATATGTCTTTTGGGGGAAACCAAACAAAGTAATCGTTATTTCATCAAGAGAACCAAAAATGATACAAAAGAATTTAAAACTTTGCTGCAGCGGATCACAAGAGAAGTTCAAAATTCCATTGACATGGGACTAAAACTGCTGGAGTACTGTCCGACAATTAAAATTGAACTACACCTGGACGTAAGTAATACAAACAAAGAATCAAAAACGAGTAAATTTGCTGATATGCTGGTAGGATATGCTAGGGGAAGCGGATTTAGTTGTAAGATAAAACCAGATGCATTTGCGGCTTATTGTGTCGCAGACATACATTCAAAATAGGAGAAATAGTGAAAAAAGCATTATCATATGATGACGTTCTACTCGTCCCGCGCTATAGTGATATCGAAAGTAGAGGACAGGTAGATATTAGTAGTGACTTAGGGGGCGACCTGAGGTTCAGACTACCAATCATTTCTAGTCCGATGGACACCGTTACTGAAGACAAGATGGCCTGTATGATGGCCTCCCATGGAGGTTTGGGAATAGTTCATCGGTATAATAGTATTGAAGAACAAGCCAGAACTGCAGCCCGGGCCCTTTTTGAGGGCGATGAAAAGACCGTCGGCGCAGCAATTGGAATGACTGGGGATTATGAAGAACGCTCTCTTGCCTTATGTTCTGTTGGTGTAGAAGTATTGTGCGTCGACGTCGCGCATGGACACCATATCATGATGGAGAGGTGTTTGAAAACACTCAAAGATAGATTACAAGACAGGGTGCATATAATNGCTGGCAATGTCGCGACGCTAGAGGGCTTCGAAGCACTGGCTTCATGGGGAGCAGATTCAATTCGAGTTGGTATCGGCGGCGGCTCTATTTGCTCTACCAGGCTCATATCTGGCCATGGCGTACCCACACTGGAGAGTATTATGGAGTGTGCCAAAAGCACATCTGATGTAAAAATTATTGCTGATGGGGGAATAAAAACTTCTGGCGACATAATTAAATCATTGGCAGCCGGCGCAGACTTTGTTATGATAGGGTCTTTGCTGGCAGGATCTGAGGAAACTCCCGGTGAAACGTTCTGCGGAAATACAGGCAAAAAGTACAAAGTCTACAGAGGCATGGCCTCTGCCGACGCACAAAACGAGTGGCGGGG